ACACAAAGTCTGGGTAATAAAATTTTCGATTTTGCTTTTACATTCCAAATTTCATCTAAGCCGCAACCATTCCTCCAGTACCTCTTGCTAGAATGGGTACCAACAAGCCAGCCACTCTAGCTGATTTGCAGAAGGCAATCAATGACATCTCCAAAGATGCGTTGTCTTACCTGACTGCTCATAAAGCTGATGTTGTGACCTTTGCTGGTCAGATAGAGTATGCAGGCTACGATGCTGCAACTCTGATTGGCATATTGAAGGACAAAGGTGGTGACACACTGGCCAAGGATATGACTATGTGCATCACTATGAGATATGTGAGAGGCACTGGCTTTGTGAGAGATGTCACTAAGAAAGTGAAGGTGGCGGCTGGAAGCACAGAGGCTTCGACCTTGGTGTCGAGGTATGGGATAGTGTCCTCGGTGGGAACAAATGCCAATGCTATCACACTTGGAAGATTGGCTCAGCTATTCCCAAATGTCTCACATGAAGTTGTGAGACAAATTTCTGGTGTTAAGATGGCTGTGGACTCTTCTGACCTGGGGCTGACAGGATGTGACAACTTACTGTGGGACTATGTTCCACAATATATCAAACTGGAGAGTGAAACAGCTCCTTACTGCTCAACTCACTCCCTAAGTCACATTTTGTTTGTTGTGCACATCATTCACTCCTTCCAAATAACTAAAAAGACCATGCCAGAGGGTAAGAAGAAGGAGCGTGGTCTGACGAAGGACATAGACATGATGAAGTACACAACTGGTCTCCTGGTCATCACATGCAAGTCAAAGAACCTGTCTGACAAGAAGAAGGAAGAAGGCAGGAAGAAGGTCTTAGATGAATTCATCACCAATGGGAAAGTGAAGACTACTATCTTCGATGCGCTGGCTGGTATGTCTGTCAATACGATCAGCACTTATGGGAACCAGACAAGGCTGTACTTGGCTCAACAGAGCAAGCTGATGAAGATCCTTGCTGAGAACACTTCAAAGACAGCAACAGAAGTCAGCGGGCTGGTGAAGGAGTTCTTCGAGGATGAGGCAGAAGGTGCAGATGACTAGACTGAACAAATCAGTAGTTGTGGGGGATCTCATATCTCCCTGGAAGACGCATGTCTTCAAACAGTGTGTTGTCTCTTTAAGTGTAAGTTAATATGTATATTTAATATGTATATTTTAGTTTTTAATCATATTCTATGAGTTACTTTGTCTGTGTGGTTTTGGGCTTTGTGTGTGATGTATTGCCATTATTATTGCTCACTCTCCAGTAGAGTCTTTAGTTTGATAAGTCTATCTAAATATTTAGTTGTATGTTTGTAATATAGTAATACTAGCTTTATTATATTGCTCTATTTTATAATATATACTATATATTTTAAGTACATGTATAATTAAATATATTACTGTAGTAATTAGAAGAAAACATATTAAAAACAAAAAAATCAAAAAAATCAAAAAAATCAAAAAAAATCAAAAAAATTAAAAATATGTATATAAAATACAAAAAAATCAAAAGATTATATAAAAATACAAAAAAATTAGGTTAGGTAAAAAAACATCCGAGACATCTTCGGATAATGTGCTTAGCACATTTTAAGGATTGGCCAATCATGGCTTTAGGCAAAAGCATAGCTTTCTCTACCAACTAGAGCCCACTAGACAACCAGTGGTGTGCAGGTTTTTTTAGATCATGATGTTTTTTAGTTTTTTTAGTTTTAAAGTTTTTTTGTTTTTCATTTTTAAGATTTTTTTGTGTTTTTTTGATTATTTGTTTTCTTTTCTTTTTTTCTTTTTCCTTTTATTTCTACAGCACAGCTGGAGAGCTGCCTGGTAAGGATTCTAGTGCACTAGAATCTACGTACTTGACATAACGTGCACTAAGAGGTGGTTTATCAGAAGAAATGACATACTTATGCCTTTTCTTACTAGGTGATCTATATAGAGTCTTCCTATTGTCAAATTTGACAGGCTTTCCATCATGGTCAGATATTGGCACAATGTAGAGCTCTGCATCTGGGGGAAATCCCTTGACACTAGGAACGGTAAAGGGCAAATTGTCTTTGGACATTCTGCATGTCCAGCAATTTGTTGATGGGGGTCTAGGCTTCACTTCAGTGAAGAATTTCACATAAGAGGATGACATCATTATGGTAGGAAGTCTGTACTCTTCTGGGAGATTCTTATCATGGGACAGAATCCAGATCAGAGTTTTCAAGAAGGAGCCTAGAGTGACAGCATCATCAGGGCCATGAAGAAGCCTCAGAAACTGATGCTCATCAATGGAGGGGTGCCTAGATGAATGGATGTCATATATATAACATAAGGCTCTTGAAGAACAATGGACATCGTCACAGTTGATGCTCAAACTGGTCAGATCATTCTCCAAAAGCAGGGGATGATCAAATTCCACAGAACCCACAGACGATGTGAACACGTTCATACTTAGATGATGTCGGAATTGTATTGTATAGTAAAAATATAACTATTTTACCCAGGACTTTGTGT